AGCCATAAAGTCGGCATCATTAACATCTTGACATGGCGATATGACTTTTCCATCTTCATCACGCGTAACCGTACCCGCTTGCAAATTGATTGTGTACATTAGCTGTCTGTCTCTAAGTAGATACTGATAATGTCCAATGCCACTGCTAATGCCGTGGCATTATTCGTGCGAAAGCCCCAAATGTTTAAAAATGTCGTGTTACCAGGTATAGCCGTGCCAGCCGTCCCAGTGAGTGTTCCGCTTGCAATGTGTCCTGTATTTAATCGCGTTACCTGATAACCGACGTTACCATCATTTGGGGAAGCAAATAGAATTAGCTCATAAGCATCGACAGACAATGTATTCGCTGGAAAGTTAGACCCTAAATCAATCGCAGTTTGAGCCGCTGAACCACCATAAAATATTTTTAAGTTAGTATCAGACGCACCATGCCCAACGCCTAGCACGTTGGTCAGTGTTGAAGGCTCAACGTTAGTCGGTGCTGAGGTGCTGGATGATAACCCGATGAACTGCCTTGCCCCTGATACTGTCGCCGCATCACTGCAACCGAACCGAATAGCATAGAAAAAACCACCTAACCCTGACCCGTTACCGATAGTAAACTGTGCTGCCGCGCCTCTTATTGAAACCAATAATCCAGCGGTTGTAGACGTGGTAACAAAGCCAAGTCTACGAAGGCGCGTAAAATAATTAGTGGTAGCTACGTTACGCGCCGTGCTTGTTCCTACTGTTGATAAAGCCGCTATTCCATCAGCCGTAGGTACTGCTGTACTATTCCCAACTGGATTCCAGCGTGCTACTTTATTTCTGCCCAAATGGGGCTGACACTCCATATCAATGCCAGCGGGCCCGATAAACGCCAGAAAAAATTTATTCGCTAAATTGCGAGCAAATGCTTTTAAATATCCTGATGCAGGTGCGGATGCCGACGAGGTATTTGCAGTAATCAATAAGCCTTGGTTATCTGCTATATGCTCGTCGTTCCAATCAGATGGCAGAACTAAAGAACTATCACCACCGTCTGATTTTGCACTAACCTTATTATGTTTAAGAGCCATATTTCCACCCATCTCCACGAGTATGTCGTTTAGCCATTTCAACTATTTCCCAATAATAAACCTTAGGATTTTCAAATAAGACTATTCTCAAAAGCTCAATATGCTCAGCGATTGATAACTTATTTCCATTTCTATCACTATCGTATGGATAAAATAATATTAGGTATTTTTTAGCCCTAAAATACATCCTTTCAAGACTCGTCTCATCAAAAAAAGGATGCCATTTTTTCCCATTTAATATTCCGCCTGAACTATCCCAACGCAAAATCTCAGTGTGCAATTTATCAGACAATTCATAATTTTTTTTAGTTCTGGCTTCATTGTATTCAACCAAAAGACTATCCAGTTTTTCCTTTTCCTCTGGAAGCAAAATATCTAAATCATCGGTATACATGGCTTAAGCTGGCAACGCCGTATAAGTCAATGACGAACAGGTAACCGTATCACCAGCGGCAACGGTTAAACCATTTGTCATCGCAACATCATAAGCAAATGTACCAGTACCAGATACCGTACCAGTGTTATTGATTGACAGCGTGATCGTTGTACCGTTGACATTAACGACTTTCGCACCTGTGGCAATACCTGTTCCAGACGCATTCATACCAACAGCGATACCTGAGGCACTCCCCACTGTAACCGTTGCCGCGCCGCTTGTACCTGTCACTGTAGGCGTGACTGTCGCGCCGACATCGCAATGGATAACCAGCGTACCGCCCGATGTTTGTAGTGATGCCGTAGCGACTGGCGAAGCATTACCTGTAGCATTAGTATCGCTGGTGATCGCGTTCGCTGTAGCCACACCAGAAGATGATGCGCCGAAAGCAGTTGCTGATAATGATAAAGTCGCGACAACTGTACCAGGTGAACCCACTGTCCCAGCAAGTCTAAGAGCCAATTTTCCTGATGCACCGATTAAAGCGGTTACTGCATCGGTTGCCGCATTACGCGCGGCGGTTGTGTGTGTTACTGACATTGTTTATTCCTCAGTTTGAGTTGATTGTTCATTTGTTAATGCTTGTAAATCATCAGTGCTAACTTTCCCCACCATATCGTAAGTTTCAACTACTCCCGTTTCTTTGCGCGTTATTTGTATCGTAAAACGCAATTCCGCGTTTCCACTGCTTAATTGATTCATCGTCTTGTTCTCATCGTTTTTAATAAGCGATTAGGCTTCTAATCTGACAGCTAAATAAGCCATATCCGTTCCAGAACTCGCTCCTGCAAAGGTTTGTTGTGCTAACCAAATAGGCACAGCAGCAGGATGGGTTTGAAATTGCATGGTTTCGCCGATAGTGTGCGTTCCACCCCAACCCGCTGCTCTTAACGTGCAATAAGGCAGGGAAAAATCAGCATTGACTGGTGAATAATCAGTCGATACTGAACCACTAGCCAATGCCCCATGTTTATCAGATAGCACACTAAATGCTGTTGTACTGGTAAAAGTCAGCGTGATAGTTTGTTCATCGGTCGCCAGATTGTTAGTTACAATCGGATAGGTCGTATCGTCATAAGTTGATGTGCTAAAAGACTTAACGATATTGTCAGCAAAAGGATTAATACTAACGGTATCAAAAATGCACGAAGCGACTGACGCGCTAGTTGTAAAATCATTTAATACCCCCGTGGTTAAAGTAATCGTTGCTTGATCTGTAGACCAACTTATTGAGTCAACATATAAATCAAGATTTTCAGTCGTACCTTCAATGATTGCGATTTTGTCACCTGTTTGAACAACTAAATCAGCCCCGCTACCTGCTTCAAAATCAACGACCAGTATAGTATCGCTAGCCGTTATATTGGCGTGCAGTTTTCCTGTAGCATATTTTCGAGAACCAATCGCACCAAACTGATCGCGTTGTGTTCCTTTAATCATGTAGTTTCTGGTATCTGCCGATAACGACGGGTTTTTTAAGAAAAACGTCCCTTGAGCAACGACGGGGTTAGTCGCGTCAGCCACTTTAGCGAATACTTTGCGAAATCTGGTGATTCCGCTTAATTGTTCAGCACGGGAAACCGCAGGAAAATTACCCGCTCCACCTATGGTCGTTACTACCTGACTATTCGTCATGCGTCCACCGTTGCTAGACGTATTGGTTACGTTTTCTGGACGGTATAAAAGTACAGGACTCGACATTATTTAAATCTCCATAAAATGTAAAACCACTTTGAATTTAGCGGTGTCTTTGTGTTGGTTTGCGCCCTTTATCGGTTCACCTTCAATCGACTCAAGCAACACGTTAAATGTTCGTCCATCGTTATGCGTTAGCAATGCTGGGAAACCGCTATCACGCATAGCCGCCAATTGCTTAATTACTGCGTAACTCTGCCATGAGCAATCAAAAACCAACGCGCGAAAACTGGATTTTTTGCGCTGAAAAATAAACTTTCTACCGTCTTCAGTGTGTTTAACTTGACGCTCAATCGCCGACCCTTCTAGTTCATTTATCCAGCGGGTGTTGGTCGTTAAATCAATGCTGTCTAACGTCGCCATTATCGTGCCGCCCGTCTTTGTTGCTGTAAGGCAGTCACAATCTGTTTCATCGCATCAGTTTTTGGAAAAGTCCCCGTTTCTGATGAGCCACCAATATTCAGATTTAAGCTAATCGTTTCAGTACTTCTGTTTTGTTGTCCAGATTGCAATGCTCCTGTATTTGGCATTCCCAAACCCGCCAATTGCCGAGCGGCAAAATCAGGCAAGGCAATCCCGCCCGTTTCGCGTCTGATAATATCGGCGTTACCACGGTTTAGGGCGTTCAATGCACCAACACCTACAGTACGCGTCACTGATTTATTCAGTACATATTCGCCTCGTTCAGCGAGTAAAGGAATAGTATCGCCACCACCAAACCCAGCAATCTTTCCACCCGCACGTTTAACAAAGTTAATCGCACCGCCCGTAGCACGACGCAATACGCCACCCACTACACCGCCAGTTTGATGACCTTCAACTGTGTGGATAGTGACGGTTTTATCAGTCGGAATGTCATTTATTTTTTTAATGGCCGCATTAACTTCACTGTCATCGACATTAACTTTTAGAGTATTCGTTTTGGTAATCGCCGCATCAATTTCTTTGATGGTATTGCGTACTTGCTCTAATGATAGGCGTTGTTTATCGGCTGATTTCTTGGCAATATCAGCTTGTTGAATTTCAGCATTTGCCGCGCCTTGTAAAGCTTGTGTCGATAAATTAACGGATTGGTTATATTGATCGCGTGCCTGTTTAGCGGCAAAGTCATTGCCTGTGCCTGCGGCTTTTTTATTTTGTTCAGCCGCCGCTTGTTTAGTCGCTTGTGCTTGTTGAAAGGTTAAATCTTGCAGTTTTTTCGACAGCTCAACTGCTTTGGCATATTCACCAGCGGCAATCAGCTTTTTAACCTGTGCGGTATCTTCTAAAATTTGGCGTTTGCGCTGTTCAGTCGCTTGTGCATCGGTTAAGCCAACAGCATCCAAAGCGCGTAATTGATTAAGACGGTTTTGTTCCTGTCCATTAATCTCATTCAGATAGCTAATCGCTTTGTTACGATGTTGCTGATCTATCGCCGTCAGTTTATTAATCGACGTTTCATAGCCTTTTTCAAGGTCTAATAAAATCGCCTTTTTAGCATCGTTGCTTTCTTTTTCCAGTTGATCAGTCGCCAGATTGCGACTTTTCATCGTCGCTATTTCAGCATCGTAAATACGCGTGACATCGGCTAATTTTTGCTCGTTATACGTCCGCGTCAGATTGAGACGTTGGTTGTTGGTTTGTATTTCCAGCGCGGTTTGCTGTTCAAGGCGTTGCTGTTCAGTCAGCGCACCTTTTTGGACGATGATTTGCTTGGTGCTTTGGTATGTTTCTTCTACACCTATCCGCTCAGGCAAAGCATTATTCAGCGCGGTGAGTTTGGCTTGTTCAGATTGGTCAAGGTTGCGTAAATCTTGCTCATAACTGGCTTTACGCGCGGCGTTTAAAGATTCAAGTTTGGCTTGAGATTTTTTAATGCCGTCTGCAATGGCTTTAACTTTAACTTCTTCGTTGACCTTGGCTTGTTCAGCAGCTTGTTTTTCGGCGGCTTGTTGCTCTTTGGTCGATGCAATTGACTCATTGCCAACTGCATTGAATTGGTCAATGTAATCTTTGGCAAGTTGCGAAAACTCGCCTTTTTGCCGACTTGTATCAAAACCTTTAATCAATAAATGAGCAAGACCTGCAATTGCAATCCCCAGTTTTTCAACATAAACCGATTGTTCCCGCGCCCAACTACCAACTTCCCAGCCAACTAAACCCGCAAGACCTGCACTTAATAAAGTAGTCGTGCTTACCATTTCGCGCATGGTTAAATTTCTGCGCGTTTGTATGGCATTCAATGCCATTTCTTGTTCAGTTAAAACTGCCTGACTCGCCGCTAACTCGCCATTTAACACGGCAATTCGTGCAACTAATGCCGCGCGTGCCTGCATGGTAGCTGCATTGGCAATCATTGCCTGCGTGCTGCGAATATCTGCTTGTGTTACCGCAATCGTCGCTTCGGTTTCGGCTATTTTTGCGCGTATATCGGCTTCTTGTGCAGCGACTTCGGCATACAGTGTGGCAATGCGAGCGCGTTCACTGGCTTCCAGTTGTGCATTGGCAACGGCATTGGCTTGTGCTTCTAAACGTGCTAACTGCATAGCGCGTGCTGTAGTCGCTAAGCTAGTCACCATTTTCCCTAAACCAGCAATAAAACCAATCGCTAAGAATTTCAGCGTGTAATCGCCTAGCGTACTCATATTATCGGCGAGTAAATTAATACCCGCGCCTAACGTGCTGGTGACACCTTCTGATTCATTGAGTTTACCAATAAATTCCAGCCACGCATTCGCCATGTTTTGGCTGGCTTTGGAAAAAGTCACGGGCAATTTGGCAAATGCGGCATTAGTACGCGCGGTGGACTTTTCGATTGCCGCCAAGACGGTCGCAGTATCTAACGCGCCCTCCTCTGCCATTTTGCGCAACGTGCCGATATTGACACCCAGCCCTTCATAGATGGCTTTGAGTAAAGCAGGGGTTTGTTCTGCGACTGAATTGTATTCTTGACCGCTGAAGCGATTCGCCGCTAACGATTGGGTAAACTGAAAAATACCCGCCGCCGCCGCTTCTGCCGATGTCCCAGATAAGGCAACTAACTTAGCAATCTGATCTACTGCACCAATGGATTGCTTGCTATCTCCGCCCATTGCTTTAATCGCCAGATTAATTTTTGAAAATAAGCCTGCATTGGCTTCTAGTGAAGTGTAGGTTTTACGACTAATGTCGATAACCGCTTGCTGGGCAACGACGAATTCTTCACTGGTTGAAGTTGAATTACGAATCTGCGCATTGAGTGATAGCCACTTATCAGCGGTTTCAATCAAGCCTTTGATGAATGCCCCGCTTAAGCTGATACCAACCAAGCCCAGCAAGCTATTTTTTGCTGAATTAACCGAGGCTTTAAACGCATCTAAATCTTTGGTGGCATCGCCTAATGCCTTTTTAGCATTATTGACGGCATTGATGACAATGTTGATAGAGGGATTAGCCATTGCGATTCGCCTGATTAAAACAGTCTAAAACGGTTAAGTAAAACGAAAACGGATAAGACAAAATCATCGCGTGTCCATGTCTCGTTAATGCCTCAACACAGCTACAAATATTATGATAAAAGTCGATAGCGGTAATGGTTTCAGGAAATAACCGACCGCCTAATTCATCATCTTCATCCTCGCTATCATTTTTAAAAAAGGCATTGTTGACAGCAAAAAACAAAGCAATCACTTTTTCCTGTTCTGATGCCGCCAATTTTAAAAAGGACATCGGTTTGTTAAATGTTAAAACATCATCAGCCATCACCAGCAATGTCTCTACATTGGCAATGGCAAATTCTGTTAATTGTGCTGGATATTCAAACTCATTCATTAAATACAATGACGATAGCACTTGTCCGACCGACATTTCATAAGCCGTGCAGGTGATATTATTTGTCAATGAAATGGTTTTTGAGTTTTTCACTATGTACCCTTAGTTTTCAGAGAATAAGGCTGTGGACTGGCACTCTGAATACCAGCCCACAATTGCCGACATATACCCATCGACTTAGGTTCAACACATTAACCTTTAGTCACAACGTTATGGCTTCCCGCCAGTGCCATACCAAGACAAATAATCCCTTCTACCGTTGTTGGTGACATTGTTAATCCAGTTATTCCTGACGCGATCATAATTAATCCCCGCCAAGTACCCTGTTCTTGCAATCTGTCATATATCCATTCGGACATGATGACCTCCTACTGAACAACATCGACGTTGTAATTCACGCGCAATGGATAACCAAAGCATGGCGAATTAACATCATCATCAATATTGGCAATGCCGTTTAATTCAGCTTTGGCAAAATCTTTGGTTAAGAAGTTGAAACCACTGCCCGATGTCATGGTGGATTTTCCGACAAAGGTAGTGAAACGTTTACCCGTTTTTTTGTTGATACCATTCAGTTCAATTTTGGCATCAAACGATGCTAAACCACCCAGGATGGTGTCTTGCGTAACGGCTTTGTAAGAATACGCCACCAATACTTTTCCACCGTCAGCGACTACACCCGTACTCAAAAACTTGATGAAATGGGTGTAAAGGGAATCTTGTGTGTAATCTGTGCTTGCTGATAGTGTTGAAATAGCCGCGCGAATCGTCATGTCAGTAGCACTGGCGGGAATCGCTTTTTTCAATCCAGTCATCAATGTCAGTAAGCCAGATGCAAACGATTTAACCGCATATAGCGTGGTATCACCTGTAAAAGTGACCGTATCGCCTGCTAAAATCGTCCCAGTTCCCGTTGTTAAATTAACAGCAGTTGAACCAATCGCATAACCAACAGCATCCGTTTTATAGCCTGTTCCTGTTCCCGCTGTCGGTGTCGAAATAACGACATTTGACACATATTCATGATTCAAACGGATTTGTTCAGAAGCCCATGCCGTATGTGCTTCGGCGGTTACTGTACCAGCCGCCGTGCCTGTATCACGCACCAAGGTTGCTGATAATGCTTTGGCAATGTTTTCCGCTGTCATATTGTCAAAAGACAATTTGATTTTGGTCGGTTTTGCCGTGTAATCGGTATCTAATGCCTGTCCGAACGATTCTTCCAGATAGGAAATACGCGTCTGCTCATCCGCTTCAGGTGTCAGTTCAAAAATCTCTGCGTTGCCTACATCGACGTAACCGCCGAATTCGCCATTCAGTCGTTTAATGGCAATCTTTAACTGCCCTGCACCTTTAAACGCCTGTTCTGTATAAGTTGTTGCTGCCATGTTAAATCACTCCAAATTGTTTAAAAATGCGTTGGGTATCAGCATCGACTGTTAGCTTATCGCCTACCCCATATTTAAAGCCTGCATGTTCATGAGGCTTGATAAATATCACTACCACTTCTACGGGCGGTTTTTTCGTGGGCTGTTCGTTTTCTTTCATCGGTTTATCTCTTGGTTAATTTCATCAGCCATCAACTGCAATAACTCTTTTTCATCATTTTGATTAACGCCTAAAAATGATCGTGCTGGCGTGACAATATCCCAGCGTTCTTTTGCTCTAATGCCACGTTTTAAACGCATTTCTTTAATGATAATGCCCGCTTTGCCAAGGGTTAAATGACTGATTATCCAGCTAACCGTTGGCTTTTTATTTTTAACGACATAACCCAAATCCAATAAGATCATTGCCTGTTTTTTTGAGGCGGGTAAATCGCGTTTACCACTGCTTAATCGTCTGTTTTCAGCCGCTGTGCCTACACGTTTATTGCCGTATTGTTGATCAGCGGCTATTTGTTCCGTTCTACCAACAAAGCCAATTTCGGCACGTTCATTGGTTACCGATAACACGCGTAACCGCTTGCGTAACCCAACCAACATCTTTTTGCGTGCCAATTTCTCATCAGTATTTTTGCTACGCGCTTTAAATGCAGTCCCTGTTAAATCTGTTTGCTGAGTAATGCGTTTTTTACTGATTGATGCGATTTTATTAGCGACTTTGCGCAATAATTTCACTTGTACAGCACTGTCTAAACCCTTTAACTTCCGTTCAATTTCTTCAACGCCAATGACAGTAATCATCAGCTCATCGACCGAATGTAATTCTGTTCAAACTGCTCTTCGTCCATACTGGGGTCAGCCAGTCGGTAGTTTCTATCATTGACGATAAATGCCCCATCATCATCAGCAACACCGAAGACTGGTTCACGAAACGGCACGATTATTTCAATGCGTAGAGTGTCGTTATCTTCCTGTTCGGTATTGATGTCCACATCGTCAAGCGGAATCAACTCACCTGATTCATTGCTTTGTATCTTCATTCGATACAGTTCTGGATCATTAGCCAGCAACCAACAGGCGACTAACGAAAATACCAATTCAGGTGCATAACGTTTCGCAGGAAACCGTTCAATAGAAATCACTGCTCGATATTCCTGATCGTAAAAACACACGCCCATTTGCTCAGCATTAAAGACAAAATCCCCACGCTGTTTGTACACATCGACAACATGAAACGAATCTACATTTTCAGCCGCCACGAAATTCAGCTCTTTAATGATAAATTCAACTAATGCCGCTAGTTTGCGCATGGTCTATACTCGAAAAGAATCAGCTCTAGCCAGCCAGCCATCTAAAAACACAGACTGGCTTTGGTCGTTTTTAACAATCTGCTTATAAAACGCAACGCGTCTATCTGACAGACCATTAATTACTCTTTTACTATGTGATTGAATCGCCTTCATGGCGGCATTAATGGTTTTTGCACCAATTAATCCATCTATTTTTCCAACTGGATAACATTGATAATCTAGCTCTTCCTGAAGTAGTTTTATCGCTCTATAACCACCGTGATTAACCGCCATATCAAACACCATCGGCTGTAATTCTGCGGGTAATTTATCAATCAAAAATAATTCATAATATTCCCGCTGATAAATCTTGGCAGCGAGTTCTTTAGTCAGTGCTTTAACATCATCAACCGTACAATGCTTATTCAAATAACGGCTTAATGTCACTAATGTGATGCCGTATTTTGTCGGGCCACCACGATCATTCGGGTGATTTATAAAACCACCCTCTGTTTTAATGATGTCATCAATTAATTGCGTGACTGTTTTCATTTTTTAACTGCTTTCAAAAATGGACAATTTACCCGCTGTGGCATCTAATCCGATGACCGCAATTTTAGTCGTACTACCCGTTACATCTATGGGCTGAGTCATAACATTTGCAGGTAAATAAAAACTACCTGAACCACCAACAACAGCCGTTGGACTTGCGCCGATAGTTACCCAGCATTTTATATCCGAGCTTAAAACTACCCGTGTAGTCGAGGCATTAACCGTTCCTGAAAAATCTGAAGTTGCTCCAATGGTCACTACTTTTGAAGTAATGAAAGTTAAAGACTGTTTGGCTGATTTAGCTAACCCAGTGCCGATATTAGAGATTAGCGTCGCTAAATTAGTAATAATCGAATCTAATTTAGTCGATTGTGTAACTTGATTTGCGGCACTGGCATCGCCAGCACTGCTACTAACCGCAATTGGGGTTGAGATTAAAAAGGCTTGCGCATCGAGAGAACGGGCATAGACATTATTAGTTCCGCGATAGTAATAAACCTGATTATCGACAATTCGCGCATGATGTACGCTATCAATAGCAGGAGAAGATGAGCCAAAGTACAATAAAATTGTTTCTCTGGAATCTTCGCGCTGTAAATCAAATGCACCTGATCCAATCAGTGTCCAAGCATCGTTTGTTAAATTATTTCTTGCAGTAGGCATGGCTTTTTATTCTTTAAATGGGTTTAATTCATACACGCATAAGTCGAAACAACAGACCCTGCCGCATTTCCGCTCGCCGCCTGAATTTCAATTTTGTCCCAGCCGCTCACATCCAATACCAGCCAGCCAGAACCGACGGCTTGTGTTGTCAAGTTACCGCTGGCATCAACGACCAATCCCACAGGTGTTGTAAAATCTGTACCTGCATTGAATAAGGTCATCAATGTGCCATCGCCATGCGTGCGACCTTTCACGGCGAACTGATCCAGTGCGTTGACTGTCACGTCAATGGATAACGCCAGTCGTTCATAACCTGCTACATTCAAAATGATTAACGACGTTAATGCTTCAGTAACGGCGGTGGCTAATGATTTTTTATACGTTGGTCTGCTTTTCATCGGTTTTTCCTAGTTATATAACGGCGACATACACGCCAACATTTGAATAATCTATAATACCGAATAAATTAAACAACGCGTAAATAGCTTTATTACTGCGTTCTATCCAGTAGTTTTCAGTTTCTTTGGATTCCAGCCACGGTTCAGCGGAATCGTTTTTGCGGTTCATGGTTTTAATCATTTGCAACAACAAGGCTTTTGCATAGCTAAAAACTGCTTCTTCGTAACG